TATGTGCCAAGAATCAAGACTTAAGAAGTTTAAAAAAGATGAATTCGGTGTAATCGTTGTTGATGAAGCACATCATTGCATGAGCGATACATATCAAAGAATCTTGAAATATTTTGATACTGCAAAGGTTCTAGGGGTAACAGCCACTCCAGATAGAGCAGACCAAAAGAATCTAGGACAGTTCTTTGATTCTAAGGCTTATGAATATACGCTTCATCAAGCGGTAAAGGAAGGATATCTATGCCCAGTAAAAGCACAGATGATTCCTCTTGAATTGGATATCAGAAACGTCGGTCTTTCAAATGGCGATTATGCTGTTGGGGAGATTGGATCATCGCTTGAACCTTACTTAAATCAAATAGCTCTTGAGATGCTCAATTATTGCAAAGGCAGGAAGACAGTCGTTTTCTTACCTTTGGTAAAAACCTCTCAGAAGTTCTGTGAATTGTTAAATGTTCATGGATTAAACGCTGTCGAGGTTAATGGAAACTCAAAAGACAGAGAACAAATCCTAGCAGACTTTGAAGCTGGGGAATATGACGTTCTTTGCAATTCAATGCTTTTAACTGAAGGTTGGGATTGTCCAGCGGTAGATACAATCGTTGTTTTAAGACCAACTAAGGTAAGAAGCTTATATCAACAAATGGTAGGTCGTGGTATGCGACTTGCACCAAATAAAAAAGAATTATTACTTTTGGATTTTCTTTGGATGACAGAACGTCATGACCTTTGCAGACCTTCAGCACTTATTTCAAAGAATGAGGATATTGCCAATCGTATCGACAAGATGATGATGAACAATGAATCTGGAATCAACTTACTAGATGCTGAAGAACAAGCAGGTAAAGACATCGTCCAAGAAAGAGAAGATGCGCTTGCACGTCAACTTGCTGAAATGAAGAAACGTCAAAGAAAGCTTGTTGATCCACTTCAATACGCAATGTCTATCGCAGCAGAAGATCTAGCAGATTATGAACCAACATTTGCTTGGGAATGCGGCCCAATAACAGAAGGACAAAGAACTAAGCTTGAAAAGTTAGGAATCAATCCTGATGAAATCGAAAACTGCGGTAAAGCGTCTCTTTTAATCACAAAACTAATAAACCGTATAGATGCAGGACTCTCAACTCCTAAACAGATCAGAGCCCTTGAAAAATATGGATTCTACCATGTTGGAGAGTGGAGTTTCGATGCAGCTAGCAAGATGATCTCAAGGATTGCAGCTAACAACTGGTTCGTCCCAAGAGGCATCGACGTTAAAACATATCAACCAGCATAAAAGGAGGAGGCAGTATGGAAAAAGACAATATTTTAGAAGCACTTGAGTACATCAATGCCTCAGACCTTAACTACACCGACTGGGTTAATGTGGGGATGGCTCTCAAAAGCGAGGGCTATCCTTGCTCAGTCTGGGACAATTGGAGTAGTAAGGACGCAGGCAGATATAAAGCAGGTGAATGCGAAAGAAAGTGGGAAACTTTTAATGGTGCATCTAATCCCGTGACAGGCGGTACTATCATCCAATTGGCAAAGAGTAAAGGCTTTGCTTTTTCTCGTTTCGATGGTGATGGTTGCATGGACTGGGATGATGTCATCGAATACGATGGCGATGGTTCAACACTTGAAGTAAAGCAGGTCGAAAAACCTACAGAACAATTAATTAAATACTTAGAAGTCCTATTTGAAGAGGATGAACATGTCGGATATGTAACCAATGATGTATGGCAAGATTCAGACGGCAAATTCCTACCTTCAAAGGGTGTATACGATAGAACCGCAAAGGAACTAATAGAATCACTTAAAAGGTATCCCGATGATTTAGGTGCCACTATAGGTGATTGGAAAGAGGACTGCGGTGCTTGGATTCGTTTTAACCCAGTAAGTGGTGGTGTAAAGAATGAGAATGTTACAAGGTTCACATATGCATTAGTTGAATCAGATGATATGAGCCTTACAGAACAGGATGCGCTTTATAGGAAATTTGAATTGCCTATAGCTGCTCTTGTTTTTAGTGGTGGCAAATCGATACATGCCATTGTTAGGGTTGAAGCAGAAGACCAAGAGGAATACCGCAAAAGAGTAGATTTTCTCTACGATTTCTTAGATAAGCATGGCTTGAAGGTGGATAAGCAAAATAGAAATCCATCTAGACTTTCACGTATGCCAGGAGTCACAAGAAATGGTAAACAGCAAACATTGCTTGCTACCAACATCGGTCGTAAGTCTTGGATAGACTGGCTTGATTATGTAGAAGGAGCCAACGATGAGCTTCCAGAGCTCACAGTTCTTTCAAAAGAATTATTAACACATCCGCCTGTATTGCCAGAGCAGCTTATAGAAGGCGTGCTTAGATGCGGACACAAGATGCTTATATCAAGTAGTTCAAAGGCTGGTAAAAGCTATCTTTTGATGGAGTTATGTGTGGCTTTATCAGAAGGAATCAAGTGGGTGGATAGGTTTCAATGCAAGAAATCAAAGGTGCTATATGTGAATTTGGAAATAGATCCAGCTTCCTGCATTAACCGCTTTATAGAGATCTATAAGGCGATGAAATATACACCAAAGCATAGTGAAGACATCGTTATTTGGAACTTAAGAGGTCATGCTATACCACTCGATAAGTTAGTGCCAAAGCTAATAAGAAGAATAGCTAATCAACATTTCGATGCCGTAATCATAGATCCAATTTATAAGGTTATTACTGGTGATGAAAATAACGCCTCTGAAATGGGCCAGTTCTGTAATCAGTTTGACAAGATTTGTGCTGAAACAGGATGTGCATCCATTTACTGTCATCATCATTCAAAAGGTGCTCAAGGCTTCAAAAAGGCTATGGATAGAGCAAGTGGCAGTGGTGTCTTCGCACGTGATCCAGATGCTCAACTCGACCTTATTCAATTAGAAGCAGATGACGATTTCATGCTTAAGAATGCTGATAATCCAAATGCTACCGCATGGAGACTTGAATGCAGCCTTCGTGAGTTTGCTAACTTCAAGCCAGTCAACTTATGGTTCGACTATCCGCTTCATAAAGCCGATTTAGCGGGCGTTTTAAATGGAATTGGAGCAGAAGGCAGTGTGGAGGCTAATCTTGCCAAATCAGGCAAAAGAAAGTCGACTCCTGAATCAAGGAAAGAAGACTTCGATACAGCATTCGAGATTAACAAAGGTGACGATGGAGCGGCTGATTTCGATGCGATGTGTGAGTACCTCGGAATAAAAAAGAGAACTATGCAAGACCGCTTGAGCGAGCTAAAGGAGGATTATTTCTATGCAAAGAATAAGATTTACAGAAAGAAATAGCCTCTTTGCAGGATTACGCAGAAAGGACAAAAGTTCCTATTTGCAAAAAAATGCAGCAGAAAGGGGAAATTACCTATCTGCGGAAAAGTGCAGAAAGGCCTTATATATAGATGTTGCTGCGCACATCGCTGACGCACTCGTTTGTAGGATAGGGCTTGAGAGCCTGCCCTATCCCAAACAGAGATGCATCAACGTCAGCCCTCGCCTATCTGCAAAAATACGAAAACTAAAAAATGCGGAGGTGCGATTATGAAGATATTTCTACTTTTAGATCCACCTACAGCGACTGCACAGGAGAGGCAGGTAACAATAGTTCACAACAAGCCTGTGTTCTACCAACCAGAAAAACTAAAGGAAGCCAAGAGAATACTAAGGTTGCATCTTAGACCTTTCAAACCTAAAGAACCATTGGTTGGTCCAGTTGAGCTCCATGTTTCTTGGTTATTCCCTAGAGGCAAGCGTCACAAGCATAAAGAGTGGAGGGTTACAAAACCCGATACTGATAATCTTCAAAAGATGCTCAAAGACGTCATGACCGACTTAGGTTTCTGGGTTGATGATGCACAGGTAGTAAAAGAGCATGTGGAAAAGATATGGTCTGATGAGCCAACTGGAATCAGCATTGAAATCATCGAGTTAGCAAAGATAAAGGAGGACAAGAGCGATGGATAAGAAAACATACCTATGTAGATACCATAACCTTCTTGAGAAAATCGAGAAGAAAAAAGAATACATCGACTTTTGTCACGAAAGAGCAGGTGCAATCCCTGGTCCTTGCTATGGTGAAAGAATCAACAACCCAAGCCCTAGCTATGAAGCGCCTTTCGTCAAGTGGATATACCGAGCGATAGATGCAGAGGATGAATTGAAGGATTTAGAAGAAAAAGCCAAACTAGCAAAGCAGGAAATCGAAACTGTGATCTCTAAGCTTGAAGATGAAACCTTGCAGATGATCCTCGTGTACAGATACATAGATTGGATGACTTGGAGCGAGATTGCCGCTAAAGTTTACTACTCCGATAAGACAATCAGAAGAAAACACGACCTTGCAATAGACATGCTAAAAATTGACCAGCTATGACCAGGCGTGTCCGATAGTGTCGGAGGCATATATGTGGTATGATATAATTGGGCGAAAGCCATAGATAATAACAGTCCATTTGGAGCAATCCGAGTGGACTTTTTTCATGGAAGGAGGAATGGATATGCCACATAAACCTTTAAAGCCATGCAGATATCCAGGCTGTCCTAACCTTACCGATGGAACCTATTGTGAAAAGCATAAAGCTGAGGCGGAAAAGGAATACAACACGTATGAGCGTGCGCCGAACCATAATAAGAAGTATGGTCGTGAGTGGAAGCGAATCAGAGACAAGTATGTTAAGAAACATCCTCTTTGTGAACGCTGCTTGAAAGAAGGAAGGATTACACCTGTTGAGGAAGTGCATCACATCTTACCAGTCAACAGAGGTGGAACCAATGCTGAAAGCAACCTCATGTCAGTTTGTAGATCTTGTCACAATAAGATTCATATTGAGCTTGGTGATAGACATCCGAGTGAACGCTAATGGGTAGGGGGAATCAAATCTCTACAGCTTTTATAGCGGACATCGGGCTGGGCTCTCGTGTGCAAAAATCGCAAATTCAAAAGGGGAATAGCCCTAGAACTGAAAAGGAGGTAATCGGATATGGCTAATGCTAGCTTAAAAGGCGGAGCTAGAGTTGGTGCAGGAAGAAAAAGAAAAGCCACCATTGAGAAATTTGAAAATGATAACCCAGGACATAGAAAGCTTGAGGTCATAGATGTGCCTGATACTTTTGAAGGTGCTGAGCTTGAAGCAGTGGACATGCCACCAGTAAAAGATTATTTATCTGCACAACAACGTGATGGTAAAAACCTAGAAGCGGCAGAAATTTATAAGACCACTTGGCTTTGGTTAAAGAAGCTAGGATGTGAAAAGCTGGTAAACACAGTCCTTATTGAAAACTATGCCATGAGCGTTGCTCGTTGGATTCAATGTGAGGAAGCAATATCCAAGTATGGCTTTTTAGGAAAACATCCAACATCTGGAAATCCTATCCAAAGTCCATACGTGGCTATGAGTCAATCTTTTATGAAACAGTCGACTCTTGCTTGGCTTCAGATTTTTCAAGTCGTCAAAGAGAACTGCACTGTGGACTTCAGAGGTCCTAATCCTAATGACGATATGATGGAAAGATTGCTAAGAACGCGTGAAAGAAAGTAAAAAACAGAGAATAGATAAGGTTTAGATGGTCATATTCTCTGGCAAAAAGACATAACATCTAGACAATACATTTAGGAATAAATACACGAGGTTGCCATTGAGCAGCCTTTTTTAATGGAGGTAAACGAACATGTTTGAAAAAGTTAATCCTAAACATCCAGACAAAATTGCTGACAGAATTGCAGGTGCGATTGTAGATCTGGCTTATAAGGAAAACAAAAATCCTAGAATTGCAGTAGAAGTCTTAATTGGTCATGGCAAATGCCACATCATAGCAGAGACTTCTGTGTATCTCGACCGCAAGGATGTGATCAAGGCTGCACGTAGGATTGCTGGAAGAGTCTATGTAGATTACGTAGAGGTTCCACAGGACTTGCATTTAGCAGATAACCAAAGCGAGAAGATCCGCTGCGGTGATAACGGCATCTTTAAAGGTGTGCCGCTTACAAAGGAACAAAAGAGTCTATCTGAAATTGCAAGAAAGATTTATGCGAACTACCACAGTGATGGCAAATACATCATTGATGGAAATAAATTAATCATCTGCCAAAGCAAGG